TCTCTCGACAAGCTGAAAGCCATTGCAGACAAGGTCGATGAAAAGGAAGAAGCCAATGCGGATGTCTGAGTTTTGGTATGAGCAAAAAACCATTCAAAATGCTGAAGGCTATCAAATGCCCGCAGTCATTAGTGAAGCAACAACCCTGCGAGATCAGTTCGCAATGGCAGCACTCACAGGTTTGCTCTCTAATCCAAAGCTCGCAGACACAGCCTTGAAGAAAGGCCCACGCTGGTTCGATGAGGTCGCCTATCAGTATGCTGATGGGATGCTCAATGCGCGGGAGACTAAGTGATGGTTGCTTTTGGCTCCTTCGTTTTCTTCGCTGGCCTGTTTTATGCTGCCGTTCAATCGGGCTATCTGCATGACAAGACCCAGAAGATGACTGACAAAGAACTCATGGGATACATGGTTTCCGCCGTTGGCGTCGGTCTAATGTATGCCGGACTCGTCATCAAAATTTATGAGTGGCTGCCATGAATGATCTTCAACGCACTGAAGACTGGTACGCCGCCCGTCTTGGCAAGGTAACGGCCAGCCGTGTGGCTGATGTCATGGCAAAGACCAAAAGCGGCTACAGCGCCAGCCGTGCCAACTATATGGCGCAACTGATTTGCGAGCGACTTACTGGTACTCAGGGGGAGAGTTTCCAGAACGCCGCAATGGCGTGGGGTACAGAGCAAGAGCCTGCCGCGAGGGGGGCCTACGAAGCCCGTACAGGGCTGCTGGTGCAGGAAACTGGCTTTGTACCCCACCCTACCATTTCGGGCGCAGGCGCGTCTCCTGACGGCCTTGTGGGCGATGATGGATTGGTGGAGATCAAATGCCCTAATACAGCAACCCACATTGATACTCTTCTCGGTGGTTCTGCTGCCCTGAAGTATCGCGATCAAATGATGATGCAGATGGCTTGCACGGGTCGGCAATGGTGCGATTTCGTCAGCTATGATCCGCGTATGCCTGCCAACATGCAGCTATTCGTGGTGCGAGTCATCCGAGATGAACGCGCAATCAGCGAAATGGAAAACGAGATTTGTAAGTTTCTCACTGAGATGGAGGAGAAGCTTGCACAATTGAAAGGAGACTACGATGGCCTATGAGCAGAAGGATATGAGCGGTTCAGTCTTCAAGAATAAGAAGATGGATCGTGATACCAGCCCTAACCTTACCGGATCGTGCAAGATTGACGGCAAGGAATACTGGGTGAACGCATGGACCAAGACAGACAAGAATGGCGACAAATGGTTGTCTCTTGCTTTCAAGGAAAAACAACCGCGCAATGATTCATCTGGCCGATCTGAGGTCTATCACGATGCTACTCCAGCTCGCTCGGCTCAGAAGCCACCTTTTGACGATGAAGTCCCTTTCTGATGTCAAACGACCGAGATCAATTCTGGGCTGATATTCTGCGCGATGAGGCAGAGGATAGGCATCAGTCTCACAAAGACCACGCCTCTTCTCGGCCTTTGTCAGAAGACTATGAGCTGATCGGTCTATTAGGGGAAGCCAAGTTTGGAGAACTCTCCGGGCTTATGCCTGACCTTGAAAGAAAGCTCGGAGGCGACAAGGGAATAGATTTCGTTGTGCCTCTACGGTTTTCTGTCGATGTTAAAACCGCGAGAAAAGCGTTTCATTTGATACATGAACAGGGAAAGCCGGTAGCTGATATTTATGTTCTGGCTTCTTATGATGATGATACAAAAAAGGCATCGCTGATTGGTTGGGAATGGGGTGCAAGATTGAAACAAGCACCAGTTCGCGATTTTGGATATGGGATAATGAACCACTATATCCGTGCCGATCAGTTGAAGCCTATGAGTGAATTGAAAAAGAGGATGATACAGCTATGAGCAATCTACCGTTGTCTGAACAGTTTCGGCTTGTGGCTAAAAAGTGGGTTGATGCCGATTCCGCAGCTAATATGCTGGAGGAAACAAAAACTGCTGTTCTAGCAAAGTTGATGTCACAACAGATGGTTATTTCTGGCGACAGCACAGTCAGCCGAGCTGAGATGCAAGTCAAAGCATCGGAGGATTGGAATGAGTTCATCACCAGCATGGTCAATGCCCGTAAAGATGCAGCTATGCTGAAAGTTCAACTTGAGTACATTCGTATGCAATTCAGCGAATGGCAGTCAGCAGAAGCTACTCGCAGGGCGGAGATGAAACTATGACTAACGATAACGATGATGAACATACTATCGCTTTGGTTAGGGACCTTGCGGAAGTTTTCGATGGTCACAACCATCTCGAAATTCTCAAAGCCATCACATATTTTTTGTCGTACATGATTCACGACAAAGAACCAGAAGAGGGCATCAAACTGATGCTAAGCATGGCTATGTCTGTAGCTGAAATGGCATATGAGATTGATGGCGAACTGATCAATGTGGGTGAGTTCCTGCAATGAAGCGCGTTCGCATTACTGCGAAGATGAGGGCCGACATCTTTATGAACCGTGGTGGTGTATGTCACCTATGCAATATGAAAGTAATACCGGGAGAAGATTGGGATGTTAGCCACGAAATTCCCTTGGAAGCTGGTGGAAGCGATACTGCTGACAATTGGCTGGTTGCTCACCGGAAGTGTCATCGGCATCACACTGCTACTGTGGACGCTCCATTGATAGCTAAAGTGAAGCGGATACATCAACGACACATAGGCGCGAAGAAATCTCGGACCCCTATGCCATTTGGCCGAGGTTCCAAGTTCAAACGAAAAATGGATGGAACAGTGGTCAGGAGAGACAAGTGAAATTTCTCATAACAATGAACATGCCGAGCGCACAGGGCTACGCTGTTCACCAAGTCACTGTTGAGCATAATGCAGAGTCAGTAGCTGAGTTCTGTAGCGTTCTCAACAATACGGAGTTCATCTTGGTTCGCCAGCTATACAGACAGAAGAACCTCAACGGTACAGTCTGGCTGGATAGGGGCGACATGGTGATCAATACCTACCACATAGGTAAGGTGTCTCAATTCATTGAGTTTGAAAGAGGGGACTATGACGATGATGAATCACAAGGACGTTCTGAGTACAGCCGTGGGAACTCTGAGGGACCGCGCGGCCCAATACGGCCCAGAAGACCAGCTTTTTGATCGCATCTCTCGTATCGCAACTGTGATGTTAGATAAAGTTCTAACACCTTATGACGTTGCTATGATCCATGTTGCCACCAAAATGGCTAGGATCGCTAGCAATCCTCGTCATGCAGATAACTATGTGGATGGCGTAAATTATATGGCATTTGCCGCTCAGTTTGCTGGTATCCAAACCAGCACTGCGGAGGAAGAAGAGATCGCAGCTCTGGCGCGGAAGTTTGCTCCGGTGCAGCACCAAAATGGCGAAACCCATCAGGGCCAGCCGGAGTAGCGTAAGCGTTGAGTACGAGGGAGGGTGACTCGGTGCCATCCTCCCTCGGTAGCGTCTAACCGGGAAGGGCGCGGGGGCGCTACATGAAATATATCGACGCACAACAGAGCCTGCAATTTCCTCTAAGTATAGGGGAACTCAAAGCTGAATCATGTAGATATGTGGTTAACGATGGAAACCCGACATTCATGTTTTGCGGTAAACCAAAGGTCGCAGCGTCGTATTGCGCGGACCATTATCGCCTCTGTTATATTGCCGGAACAGCGCCAGTTTTTCGTAAATCAAAAACGGGAGGAAAAAATGGATGATAAAGTTATCTCTCATGGTTGGCATTACACATATGGCTGGTTGCGCCGCAGAGAAGAAGATCGTCCATATGGATTTTGTTACGAAGATGGAGATGGTGATTTAATTTACACGGCAAACCCCCGCCATAGGGATAAGTGTTACTTGGAATGCCGAGAAGACATTACCACAGGCGAAAGATACCTGTGTTTGTCATCAAGGATTAGAACGTGATCGTTCCTGACTGTGTGAATGTATAAATCTTATATCCACCTGTTTGTGTGAAAGTGGGGAAACCAGTAATTTCTACAGCATCACCAAACGTGTCAGGATAACGAATAATAACAATGCCGGAACCACCAGCACCACCAGCAGCCAATGCAGGGAATCCGCCTGAGCCACCGCCGCCGCCGCCACCTGTATTGGAAGAACCATTTCCGCCAGTTTGGCCTTTCCCGACTAGACCACCATTACCAGCGCCACCACCACCATTGCCACCTGACCCACCAATTCCAACATCACTATCGCCGCCGCCGCCACCGCCGCCGCCGCCATATGCAAGAGATGACCCAGATATAGATGAAATTACGCCATCTCCGCCATTGCCACCATTAGGGCTTGTGCTGTTGGCACCTACAGTTGATGCACCACCACCGCCGCCACCTGATGTCGCACCGGATGTCGAACCATTGCCACCATTGCTTCCCTGTCCAGAAGTTCCCGCCGCACCACTTGTTCCTGCACGGCCACCGCCGCCACCAGAACCACCTGTAGTGGCTGCAAAGTTATTATTGTTGGAACCATAACCTCCACCAATTGCTGTTATTGGCCCAAAAACAGAGTTGCCTCCAGAAACTGGGGCTGACGATCCACCTTGAGCGCCACCCGCACCACCAGCGCCAACAGTAACCGTGTATGGTGATCCGCTTGTTATGGCCTGTGATCCGGTCAAAACACCACCACCACCACCACCGCCGCCTGTTACAGAACCGCCACCACCACCGCCAGCTACAACAAGATAATCAACTGATGATGGAGGACCTCCCTGATTGTAGGGGTAACTGATAATCACAACGCCGGAGCCGCCGCTAACAGCGGTAGTTGTACTGTTTCCACCGCCAGCACCGCCGCCAAGACCATTTGTGCCAGCCGTACCGACACCTGATGTTCCGCTTGGACCACTGCCACCACCGCCTAATCCGCCAGCACCACCAGTGCCGCCGGGAGACTGAGTGCCACCTGATGCTCCGCCGCCGCCCGCGTAGTAGGTTGCTGTGCCCGAAATGGAGTATTGCAGGCCGACACCACCATCACCACCCTTACCGCCGCTGCCACCAACTCCGTTACCGCCAACTGCACCCGCACCACCTCCGCCACCGCAAAGAAATGCACCAACGCCCGTCCCATTACCGCCAGCGAAACCTTGGTCTACCGTTCCAGCGCCACCAAGCTGTGGAGAGCTGCCGCCTCCACCGCCGCCACCTGAACCGCCTGCTCGTCCCACCAAATTACCCGCACCAGCTCCACCCCCACCAATAGCTGTATAACCAAAAGCAGAGCTGTTACCGCCGTCTCCACCCTGCGCGTTAAACACACCAGCACCGCCAGCTCCAACTGTAATCGTATATGACTGAACAGAAGGAGTAATTGAACTTCCATTAGGTGTTTTGGGAGTTTCTGTTCCGTAATACAGAAGACCACCAGCACCACCACCGGAGGCTGTACCGCCGCCAGAAACCGCAGAACCGCCGCCACCACCAGCAACAATCAAAACTTCCATTGTTTGATTAGCTGGCGCTCGCAAAACATTAAATGTGCCGCTGCTAGTAAATGTATGAATGCGCCTTCCGTTCACGAAAGTGATCGTGCCGCCCGTTGCTAAAATATAATTTTCAGACGCTCCCAAACATGGAAGCACATTGTAAATCGCCATTAGGTAAGACCTCCGCCAGAAATGACGAATGTGTTAGCTGCGACACATACAACGGCACATAGGCCATAAGGTGCCAAAGTACGATTGCCAGTGTTTGTAGTTGCAACTTGACGAAGAGTGACGCCCGCGCCCTGCGTAATAATCTGGCTAGATGCGCTATTGTTATAAATAGTAACAGTATTTCCAGCACTAAAGATGCTGGACGGAACTGTCACGCCACCAGTTGTAATACTAATCAGTTTTCCATTATCCGTTGCTACAAGAACGTAGCTGGAAGTTTGAGAATTAAGCGGAATATTTCTGACGTTTCCAATGCTGTCGCTGACAGTTGTTCCACCAGTTACAGAGCCCCCAACAGACAAGTTTGTTCCATCGAACGTTAGATTGGATGATCCCGCCAACGTTCCAGATGAATTGTAAATGACCTGAGTTGTTGCACCCGGAGTTGGAAGACCAGCAGTGCGAACGTTGGTGCCATCGGAGAACACGACAATGTTGGCGTTTCTTTCAACAACTACAGAAGTGCCACCACCGCCAGATTCAAATGTAATTGTCCAAGGGCCACCAGAGGCATCAGTCGTTGTATTTCGAACAATCCATTGACCGCCAACTCCAGACGGAATTGTATATGTGACGCTGGCAGAAATTGCGCCCGTCACAGACAAAATTAAAGACCTGTACTGACTGGAGGTGAGAGTGGCACTTCCTGACGTAGCATTTAAGCCAGTTACCCCGCCAAAGGCTTGGTCGATAATATCCATGTCGCCATTGACAGGCACGTTCCAAGTATCGACGTAGTCGCCGTTTCCGGGTTTCTCAAGGACCTTGTTGGTTGTGTACGTTGAAGCCATGTTCAGCCCTCAAGTTTCTCGTTTGCAACCCGGAGAGCTTTCACAACAAGCTCATCAGGCGCATTTAAGATTTGTTCGGTTCCGTTGCCAATCTGTTTTTTGGCATCCTCAGCCATTCTAACCAGTCGGTTAGCTTCAATCTCATGCGAGATACGTCCCCCTGTAGCTCGACCTATACGGCCACCAGCATTTTCTTCCTTAACTGGGCTTGGTGCTGTAGTCTGAGCTGCAACAGGCGGAACGCTTTTGCCTGCCGCCTGATAGAATTTTGCAAGGAAAGACCGAGCATCAGGATTGCTCGCAATCAACTTTCCAAGACGCTCGGCCTGATCAGGATCAGCCGCCAAACGCAGAACCTGTTCAGCAATTCTACGTTCTCTTGCCGAATAGATAGCTTTACCTGTTCCTGCAAGGATAGCTCCAGCGATAGCTGTCGGTGCCATACTGAAAGACATAGCTTGCAGAAGGTTTTCACCTGTAAGTGCAACTTCACCAAGAACCGCCCCAAGTGCACCTTTTCCTGCGGCAGATGTAACGCCTGCGCCACCACCGCCAGATGCAAGGCTCTTAATAGTGCTGTTAAGATATTCAGAATTTACAGAACCCAACAACCGGTTGGCATTCTGATCACCCAAAGCAAATCGCATCTTTTCGATATTAAAACCACCAGTTTTTCCGCCATAAACGCCAAGAGCAGCAGATGGATTTTTTTCAAGAGCGTCCTTATATGCCGCAGCATATCCATAAGCGAAATCGCTTTTTTGCGCTGGCGTCAAATTCTTATCGACAAGCTTTTCGATGTTATGGAGATTCTTAAAATTACCATCTCGGTAATACTTATATCCGGCCTCCATCGCATTTCGAGCGCCATAAATTTCAGACGCTTCAAAACGAATGGGCTGATACTCAGGCACAGCTTTGTCCAAAACCTTAGTTACCAAGTCATTCTTCAAACCTGTAAGGTCGCCAATCATGCCTGACGCACCGGGCTTCGCAGCCTTAGTGACAGGATCGATGTAAGAGCCAACTTGACTGTCTAGGTTCTGTTTTACCTCATCCCAAAATTGCAAGCTTGCGCCTTGAGGAGGGATTTGCCATCCCTTTTTAGTCTTTACGAGGCCAAAAGTTGCCGGGTCCTGTCCGCGAATGCGAAATTGTTCCAAAACATCATCAATTGTTCCTTTAGGAAGTCGATTGACGATGCTTTGAAGGTCAGGATGAGTGATGTTCTGAGCATGAGGCAGACCCATAACGCGAGTATAGTTCGCATCATTGAGCTGGCTCACCCGCTGTTTGAGCAAATCCATCTCATCGAACATTTGAACAGGCTTCTGGAAGATGTCATCAATGACACCCTGAACGCGAGGAGCAGCTTGAACGCGGAAATTTTCAGCGGCTGCATTATATGCGCCAACAGCTTCATCCCCCGCCCTTGCAGCAGATGTTTTAAGAAGCCTTTGAGTTTCTGCACCACCAGCCACAGCAGGCGCAAGATCAGCATCAACAAGTGCACCGGGAGGGGCCTTTGCGCTGCGGCTTGCAATATCTTTTGCGCCAGCTTCAGCCAACCGTCGAGCTGCCACAGTTTCTGCACCAGAGACAGCCGATGCTGCTTTCTTCAACGCGAAGGGAGCCGCAAGACCACCAGCAACAGCACCCGCAAGTTTCCCTGCGGCTTCATAGCCAGTCCCAGCCAATGGGCTTTCACTTTTGCGAAAAACATCTTCAACCGCTTGTGATCCAACACCAGCTCCAAGACCACTGAGAGCCCTCATGCCAAGTGAAACTTTTCCAGTCGGCAACAATGCTGTCGGCAAGAACTCAACAGCCGAACCAACATAGCTGCCCGGAACTGTTTGAGATTTGTATTGCAATGCTTCTCGAACAGCAGGATGGATGTTGCTAAGTTTCTCAATATATTCTTCAGTGGTTGGCGGGCGATATTTTTCCGCGCCGAATATCTGAGGAATATCGCCAAACATACCCGGTACAGCAGCAGCACCCCGGACACCTTTAGCAAGTGCTGATCTTGCTATGTCCTCAGCATATCCAACATCAGATTGTTGGATCGGGCCTTTAGCTTCAGTATCTGCCTGCAAAAGCGGATTACCTTCTGCTGGCATAGACGCAGGCGTTTCTTTCCTAGCTTTAGGCTGTGCGCTGGGAATATCTGCTTTGAGAAGTGGGTTTTCTTCAGCCATTACTGCCTCGGAAAGTAGCGATACATGCCGGGAACATATTGTAGTTTGGATTCCTTAGCCAACTGCTGGAAAAACTCCTCAATTTGTTGAGGCGTTGCTTTACCAGTCGTCAACATGCCAACGGCATTTGGCTTCGTAAGGATGGCTTTCTTCATAAGCTCTTGCTCAAGAGTCAGGCGAGCTTGGTTGTCATTTTCAAAGGCTTGACCAGCATTTGAATAGGCATTGATTCCGGGGTTAAGCTGACCATAACCGATGCGATGAACTTCACGATCTTTAGCCGCCTGATTAGCAACCATAATCTGAGAAGTAAGTTGTGCCTGCGCTTCTCGGCTCATGCGACCCTGCGGGAGAGCCTCAACCATAGCCGTCAAAGCACCAAGGCTTCGTTGATCGGCACCTTTAGCCATTTCAGCGCCCTGCAAGTTATTCAGTTTGCGGAGCAAGTCAGCACGAGAATCCGCTTCATTGAAGGATTCTTTGCCACCTAAAGCGTTGCCAAAGAAATTTAGTGCGCGGACTAGTTCAGCACGGGCAACGAAACCTGTACCAGAAGCACCAATACCGCCTGCCGCAATCTGCTTAGAAACGATGTTGGCAAGTTCGTTAATGTTTCTGACGTTTTGGTTAGCTGCCTGCGCCATAGATTGGGTAGTAGCCATGTAGTTATTCGATGCTGCACGGGCACCTTCAGCATTCCAACCCATGATGTTACCAGCTTCACCTTTGGCAAGTTCCTTAGAGGATGAACCGATTGGCGTATAAGTTGGCAATCCTTTTGCACCACCTTCAGGTTGCGGAGCTTCTGAAACCTGTGCAGGCCTTTCACCCGGAGCTGGTGGCGCTCCCGGAGTTGGAGGAGTTGAAAGAGCGCCAGTAGCCGCAGCAGCGCCCTCGCCACCGATTGACTTGACTGGGCTACTCTTGGACGAAATTCCAATACGCTCAAGAAACGCAGCAGCCGCACTTGCTGTCTGCGGCCCACCAATCGTCATTGGGCGTGTCTTTGAAGAGAACCATTCCCAAACTGGCATCAATGAGCCGTCTTCAAGACGGACAAACTTACCGTCCGGCGTAAATGCCAAATTAGCAGCACGCTGCATGGTTTCAAACGTGCTTGCCTTTGTTGAATCAATATCGGCTTGCTGCCTTTCAAGCGCAGCATAAGACTGGGCACCCGCTCCAAGGCCCTGAAGCACAGCCGATCCAAGGAAACGGCTGGGCGAAGAGGCCATGGCTCCCAAACCAACAAGGGCCGGAATCACCATCTGCTTGACGTTGACCTCTTCCTCACCACGCTCATTACGCTTTGTAGGCAGATACTGCATCGCAAATGATTTTTGAGCCGGTCCTGCAACTCCGCGAGATTCTTCAGCCGATGCAAGCGGGCTGTTCGGGTCATACGCCTTCATAAAGTTGGCAACATAACCAGACGTTGGAACACCAGAAACCAGATCGCGGGTTGTATTACCAGCAAGAGGACGACCAGATGCCCACATAGAGACCGCATCTGGAACATTACCGTATCGACGAAGATTGCCGCCCCACTTATGATAGAAAACGGCATCTTGTGCATCACGATCTTCCAAAAATTCTTCAGGAGTCATACGACGACCAAGTGCTTCCTCAGTCCATGGACCAACATTTTTGCCCATAACCTGATAAGCGCCAT